CCACGGCGCAAGAAATTAACGCCGACGTGCAAAAGCTGTACAAGCAGCTTCAAACCCAAGCCAACGGCCTGGTCGAACTGGATACCAAGATGACTTTGGCGCTTTCGCCAATCTCGGAAGTGTATCTGACCAAGACCACGGACTTTAACGTCAACGTCGCGGACATTCTGAAAAAGAACTTCCCGAACTTGACCATCAAGACCGCGCCGGAATATTCGACCGTGTCGGGCGAACTGGCCCAACTGATTGTCGAAGACATGGAAGGGCAGCGCACCGCCTCTTGCGGCTTCACTGAAAAAATGCGGGCGCACCCGATTGTTGTCGGCGCTTCCAGTTTCAAGCAGAAGAAGTCGCAAGGCACTTGGGGCACGGTCATTTTCCGCCCGTTCCTGATTGCCCAAATGCTGGCAATCTAACGCCGCAACCGCAACAACCCGGGGGCTTCGGCTCCCGGGCTTTTCAACATCAAGGAGAGTTTAATCATGGCTGCAAAAATTGTGCTTATCGGCTGCAAACTGCCCCACGGCCTCATTCTCGACCATCCCTTGGACGTGTCCAAGAAAGTGGAACTTGCCGGCTTGAACAAAGCAATCATCATTGGCGCCGATTGCGCCACGACCCCGGTCGACGGTGAGTTTTGGGAAACCTGGAAGACCGTCCACAAGGACCATCCGGCCGTGAAGTCCGGCGCCATCTTTGAGGCCCGCACGACCGAAGAGGTCAAGGCCAAGAGCAAGGAATTGAAGGCAGAAAAAACCGGCTTTGAACCCATGCCGCAAGAGGCTATGGGCGTCAAGGTTGTCGACAACAAGGAGTAAGCGAAATGGCCGCCGTTGTATTCGACCCGACCGCATTCAAAGCGCGTTACCCCGAATTCGCGGCGGTTGCCGACGCTACCCTTACGGCCTGCTTCAACGAAGCGGGCTTGTATCTGTCCAATGCGGACAATTCGCCCGTGCAGAATATCACCCGCCGGGCGACCCTTTTTAACATGCTGACCGCGCACGTCGCCTATCTTGGCGGCCTTCTGAGCGCGGACAGCATGCCGCGGCCCGTGGGGCGCGTTTCCCAAGCGTCGGAGGGCTCCGTATCGGCCGCCTTTGAGGGCGTACCGCCGACCCCTGGCACTGGCGCATGGTTCCAGCAATCGCAGTATGGTGCAGCGTTTTGGCAAGCGACAAGCAGCTTGCGCGGCATGCGGTACATACCATGCCCGACAAGGTATTGAGCGGCGCCGACGGGGTCATGAAGGCCCTTGAAGATATCGCCCGCAAGATGGGCGGCGGGGAAGTTGCGGTCGGCTTTCCTGCGGGCGACATGTATTCGGACGGCACTCCGGTTGCCGCCGCCGCTTTTTGGAATGAATTTGGCACTTCCACTATCCCCCCGCGCCCCTTCTTCCGCCCAATGATCGCCAAGGAGTCGGCCACTTGGGCACCGAAAATGGCAGCATGGGCGAAAAGGTTCGACTATGACGGCCCTAAAGTTCTGGCTTGGTTGGGAGAAGATATTGCGGGAGCGTTGCGGCAATCAATCATCGACGTCAATAGTCCAGCACTATCACCAATTACTTTGATGCTTCGCTCAATGGTCGGAAATAAACCTGAATTAATAACCGGACGAATGGTCGGAGAAGCCGCAGCAAGAGTTAAGGCGGGCGAAACCGGCGCATCGGGCACGCAAGCCAAGCCGTTGAACTGGACCGGCACGATGATGCGGGCGCCAGCATATAGCGTCAATGGTGGCGCGTTCACTAAAGTTGCAAAGGGAAGTTGACCATGGACTTGCGCGGCCTCGCCAATGGTGTGACCACCACCGTCAACCCGAACGAAACCGTTACCGTATTGCGGTCGACGGGCTACACCATCGGGGCCGGCGCAAAGCAAGTGCCGAGCTACGCGGCCCCGGTCGACGGCCCCGGCCAGGTGCAAGCCTTGGACGCCAACGACATAAAGCAGCTTGACGGCTTGAACATTCAAGGCACCATCCGGGCCATTTATTTGCGTGGCACGCTGGCCGGCGTCATTCGCCCGGACGGCACGGGCGGCGACCTTGTCAAGCGCAACAGCGGGGCGCAAACTTGGCTTGTGGTCAAGGTGCTGGAATCCTGGCCCGATTGGACCAAAGCGGCTATTTGCCTTCAAGGGTCTTGACAATGAGCGGGCAAATTTATTTGATTCGCAACATCATCAACGGCAAAGGCTATGTCGGTCAAACAAAGTTGACGGTCGTCGCACGATACAAAAAGCATTTGGAGAACGCGAAGCGTGGCATTGATGGTGCGCTATATCGGGCAATGCGAAAGCATGGTGTCGAAAATTTTAGCGTTATTGAAATTGCAACATGCGACCGTCTTTTGTTGGACGATTTGGAAAAGCACTACATTAAATTTTTTGGCACTTCCACTGTATCCGGGCACGGGTACAACATGACCGACGGCGGCGATTCTCGACGCGTACCGGAAGGCTGGCGTCAGAAGGACGAAAGCAAAGCCAAAAATTCAGCGAGTCATAAAGGTATGAAGCGTCCGCCGCGTTCTGATGAATACCGAGCAAAACAGGCCGCCGCCCAAAAAGGTAAGAGCATTCCCGATGAGACTAAAGCTAAAATATCGGCGGCCCTGAAAGGGAAAAAGAAACCGTCCCGTTCGGAAGAATATAAAGCAAATATGTCGGCCGCGAAAAAGGGACAAGGCAAGGGCAAGCCGTGGTCGGAAGCTAGGCGCTTGGCACACAAGGGGCAATAATGTACACCGCCAGCATATCCGTCGACCAAGTAATCGAAGCCCTAGCCGCCTTCCTGGCGCCCTTCGTGCCTGGCGGTCAAATCGTGCGGGCACAGGTCAACCGCGTGGCGCTTCCGTCTAACCCGTGTTGCGTGCTTACTGAAATGCTGCAAGTTGACTTGAGCGTGCCGGCCACGGATTACCAGCCGGACGACGGAACGGCCACGGTTGCAGGCCCTACCCGCATCGACGTTCAAATTGACTTTTACGGAGCGCAAGCGGGCGAGTTTTGCAAGACCGTAAAAACCGCCTTCCGTTCGCATTGGGGCTTCGCGCATTTCCCGGCGAACATTAAGCCGCTGTACACGTCCGACGGCATTCAATCCCCGCTAACCACGGGGGAACAGCAGTATGAAAGCCGATGGACGTTGACGGCATCTTTGCAATACAATCCAATTGTTACGGTCCCCCAAGACTTTGCCGACGTACTTGTTCCAAACAAGGTATTGCCGGCGGACGTTGTGGCACCGTGATTGCGGATTACCACTTATTTAACGAGGTGAACAAATGACTATCCCGGCCAGTGACATTGTTGTCGTCAACCCCGGCGTCGTTGGTTCCGGCGGTAATCCGCTGGCTCTTAACGGCGTCATTCTCTCCCAAAGCCTTTTGCTTCCGACAATGGCCGTGCGTTCGTTCGCCAGCGCCGACGCGGTCAAGGCTTTTTTCGGCGCTTCGTCCGCCGAATATGCCATTGCCCAAATTTACTTTTTGGGTTTTGACAATTCCACCATCAAGCCGGGCACGCTGTACTTTGCGCCCTACGTCGCCGCCGACCGCGCCGCGTGGCTGCAATCCGGTTCCCTGGCCGGCATGACGCTGACACAACTGCAAGCCCTGTCCGGCGTCCTGACCCTGACCGTGGACGGTGTGGCATTCACGTCTTCCAGTATCAGCCTGGCAACGGCGACCAGTTTCAGCGACGCGGCGACCAAAATCACCGCCGGCTTTACTGGTGCGGGCAAGCCGACTTGTTCGTGGAATGCGGTCAATAGCACTTTCAGCCTGACCAGTTCCACGACCGGCGCCGCGTCGACTATCACTTACGCCACGGGCACCCTGTCCGCTGGCCTGATGTTCACCAGCGCAACCGGCGCCATTCTGTCCCAAGGCGACATTGCCGACACCCCGGCCACGGCTATGGATGCGGTCAAGGCGGCAACGCAAAATTGGGTCGACTTTATGACCATGTGGGAACCGTTGCTTGCGGACAAAGAAGCCTTTGCCGTGTGGACGAATGCCCAAAATCAGCGTTACATGTACGTTTGCTGGGACACCGACGCGCAAGCCATCGTCAACGGTTCGACAACTTGCTTTGGTGCGGTTGCCAAGTCGCTGGGTTATGACGGCGTGGTCCCGGTCTACAACACCAAGGAACTGGCCGCGTTCGTGCTGGGCTCCGTGGCGTCGATTGACTTTAGCCGCCTGAATGGTCGCATTACGGCCGCCTTCAAGGCGCAAAGTGGCTTCGTTCCGACCGTCACCGACCAGCAAACCGCCGCCAACCTGCTGGCGAACGGTTACAGCTTCTACGGTTCCTATGCAACGGCAAATGACCAGTTCAATTTCTTGTACAACGGTCAAATGTCGGGCAAGTGGAAATGGGTTGACAACTTCGTGGACCAAGTTTATTTGAACTCGCAATTGCAATTGGCGTTGCTGTCCCTGCTGACAAGCGTCAAGTCGATTCCGTACAACGAATCCGGCTATAACCTGATTCGTGCGGCCATGATCGACCCAATTTCCGCCGGTATCAACTTTGGCAGCATTCGCACCGGCATTACCATGTCGGCATCGCAAAAAGCCCAAGTGAATCAGGCCGCCGGTTTGGACGTGTCGACCATCATTGAGCAACAAGGCTATTACCTGCAAATTCTCGACCCTGGTGCGCAAGTGCGCGGCAATCGCGGAACGCCGGTAATCAACTTTTGGTACACCGACGGCGGCGCGGTCCAAAAGATCACCGTCGCATCTATTGACATCATGTAAGGAACAATCATGGCTGATACCACAATCACCAGCGCGAACAGCGTTTTTACCATCGTGGTCGCGGGCTTGTTCCCGGCCCCGGTGCAGCTTCGCGGCTACGCCAGCGACAAGGCTTTCACCACGGAAGCCATTGACCTGGCCGAAGTTCAAATGGGCGTCGACGGCCGCATGACCGCCGGTTTCATTCCGAACCCGACGAAGCAAACCGTTACGCTGCAGGCCGATAGCCCCAGCAAGGACATTTTCACCGCACTGATTCAGGCAATGAAGACGGCGCGGGAAGTGTTCTACATTTCCGGTTCAATCGCGTTGCCTTCGACCGGCGAATCTTTCACGCTGACCCGCGGCATTCTCACGAATGCGAAGCAAATCCCGGACGCGCAAAAAGTCCTGCAGCCCGTGGATTATGTCATTACCTGGGAAAGCGTGAACCGTTCGCTGCTGTAACAGGCGCACCAGTTAGCCTCCGGCAAGGCCCACAAAGCCGCTTTGCCCTCTCCCGACGCACGCCGGGGGCGCCTTAACACCACGGGAGAGGAATCACGATACGGAGA